CCGAACGGCAACAACCAGCCAAAGCCAACGCCCGTCCCATTGCTAAAGCCGAAGCCTTAGCCACCTCAACCTCATGCCGTCAGGCAACAGGTTTTTAGTCTCTCGTGCAACGAGGGGCGCAGACGGGCACCGTTCGCAACCCACAAAACGGTTCCGTTTCAACGTTCGCTCCAGAGTGAGTGATGGCAATGCGCTCGCCCGAGGCGAGACTATTGGCAATGAGGCCCAAGGGTACCTAGGGCCCATGATCCGCGATAAGGTTCCATACCTAGCGACAACTTCGCGCGCGGATTTCCTGTCAGCATTTAACAAGCGGGTTAACAACGTGCCCCGCGGAAATATCGCACCTGCTGTCAGAGGACGTTCTCGCCAACTCATCAAAGAGATCGCACCCACGCCGCTCCCAAAGTTTGATTGGGACGTGGATCTATTCCAATCTTGGAATAGCCAATTTGATTCCGAGAAGCAAGCTCGCATGGTCAAAGCGTACGACTTGCTGTCTTCTCACAACTTGCGTGACTACTCGTCTAAAGAGTTGTTCACGAAAATAGAAGCATTGGTAAAACCACATGATTCCGTAGCCCCACGTATTATATTCAAAGGGTCTGATGTATACAATTGCATCAGCGGGCCAATTTTCACGGAGCTCATGGTTCGCCTCAAAGCCTGCGAAAACAATGTTTCTACTGCCAAGGTGATGTTTGCCTACAAACAGCACACCCCGGAAATTTCAGCCTTTTTGGAGGCTGAGTTCCGCCCCAAAAGCTGCATAGAAGCAGATTTCAGCTCGAACGACGCCACTCAGGTGGCGGACGTCTTGGATCTCGAGCTGGCTCTTATGCAGCGACTTGGTTGCCCCAAGTGGTTCCTGAAATTGCATCGTAGTGCCTCCCGGTCGTATTCAGTCTACAATACGAAGTACGGCGTGTCCGCCGTGGCTGAACATCAACTAGCGACCGGCGCTACTGACACTACTTTTCGGAACTCCTTCTGGAACTTGTGCATCTTCTACTATTGGGTAAAGAAGCACAAGGTTGACAAACCCCGGGTCGTCATTTTAGGTGACGACATGCTCGCTGTCCTACGGGAGCGGGTCAGGCGCGGGGCCGCCAATTATGAACGAGCTGCTTCGGAAGCACGCATGGTTGCCAAGGCAACTATGGCGCCTAAGCTTTCGAAGTGTCATTTTCTCTCAAAGCATTTCGTTCCCTCCGATTCCACGGGGGAGCACGTTATGCTTCCCATGATTGGCAAGGTCCTCGCGAAATTCAACGCTCGCCCGAACGCCAACCAAGGCGTTACTGACGACGAGTACATGGCCGGCAAATCCTTGTCCCATGCCTATGAATATAGGCATTGCCATGTGCTGCGCAATCTTTTCGTCAAGCGGGCGAACCGCCACCTGGCCGCTTCCGGAGGCACGTACTCGTTGGAAGGAGTTACCTACCACGTCCGAGTGTTCTCGCTCCACAAGGGGATGATTGATTCATTCCTGAGTGGGTCGATGTTTCACGAAGACCTGGTGACTCCTGACGACTTGTCGCGCTTCTGGGACATGTTAGCACGTCTAACTTTCTCTGACGTTTTCCCTCTGGCCGAATCCATAATCCTCGGGGACGGGTATGCCCTACTCGAGGATTTCGTCGCCACCCAGCTTGTTGATTATTGACGGCTCACCGGCCTAGCAGCTGGTGGACCGCCAATGCGACCCAGCTGGACTGACTTTCGAAGGATTTAGCCTCATGTCAGTAGCCACCCTATACCACTGCACAGGACGCAGCGAGCCAAGCGGGAAGTAGCGGAGCTGGAACGTTGATCCGTCGCGCGGCGATAGTAAAACATTTCAACGCGGCGGGGAGCGAAGGCAGATCGGGCAACTCGCAATGGCAAACTTCACCGGCTGGAATCGGG